TTGCGATTCTAATAGTCCTTGGTTACGGCTGTATTCAACCGCTTGGTTTCTATCGTCTTCCAGCTGTTTAATAACTTCTGGGTCGGCATCGAGAGCTTGACTATAGTCTAGTTGTTGTCTTTGTTGCGGGGCTTCTTGTGAAAGTGCGGGTTGGTGGGGTTTTTCACCCATTCGGGCAAGTATATCTCGGATTCGCATTTGTTCTCGGCGAGATGGTGGCTTTGGCTCCTCTTCTTTGGGTTCTTCTGCCTTCGGCTTTTCTGCTAGTTCTTCTGCTTCCTCTTTAACTTCTACTTGCTCTTCCTCAGAAGCCTTTTCGGGTTCTTCGGCTGGAGCTGCAACAACGTCGGTTGTCTCCTCTTCATCTGGTTCTGGCTGTCCTGCTATCCTAGCATCTAGCTCCTCATCAGTTAGTTTGGTGACATCTTCTACATCTTGCATATTATCTCCTCGGTTTTACTGACCTCGTTTGCTTGCGCTGGAACGGTCGGCTCCTTTAGTTATTTTTTACTGACCCCGTTTAAGGTACGGTCGACACCTATGCTTATATTTATACACGCTTTAGGTTATTTCTTCAAGTATCGGCATGTTGTCATCATCTACGCCAGTCATTATAAAGTTTGACGGAATGATATTAACTAACGGTCCCATATCGGTGTCAGCTATTAGTCTATTGCCTTCTAACCGCCAGTTACGGCACTCTAGTTTGGTGACTTTTTTAGATATGTCATCTTCTGTTCCGTGACTAACTGTTTCTGGTGGGGTAAGTTTGTACTTATTGAAAAAGTCGGTTTGGGGGTGAAAGTAGCGTTTGCTCATTTAATTTCTATTGCTTCTTCGTTGGCGGTTTCGTACATGTCTATGACAGCTTGTAACTCACCAATTACGCAGTCAGCGACCGCCCAATACTTGCCACGCTCTTCTTCTGTAATAGATACGATTGGTGTTCCTCCAGGTAGATAGGACTGGTAGAACTTAATACGCTCTTCCATCTTTCCTTTTAATTCCTGGAACTCTTTAGAACGGCTGTATTTAGCCTTCTTGTTTAACTCAGCTATTGCTTCGTTATGTGTGTCTACTGCTAGTTGTGGTAGTTCGGTGGGATTTACGTCCCCTATAATTCCGTTCATGTGTCTCCTCACATTTTACTTATTTGCTCAGCTACTCCAGCTATTTCTTGGTCGTTAAATATACCAGCTTTGTTAGTAGTGGTCTGAGGTTGGGAGGCTTGTTCAAGTTCTTTAACTTGTTTTTCCTGTTGCATTTGCTGTATCTGTTCCTGCATCTGTTGCATTTGTTCTTGCATTTGGCGTTCAGCTTGAGTTGGTCCTTCCTTGACAGTAACGAACTCTGACACGCCAGGTAAGTCGATAAGCGTTTCGCCGACTTCCATTATCTTGCCCCAGTTTACTTCTATGTTTGGGTCGTCCTTGAATAGGTTTTGGAACTTGCCGATATTCTCGACAGTTCTCTGCCACTCTTGTGCTTGCTTGGCTTTGTTAATCTTAGAGGTTGAATCGGGCATTATGCTAAATCGGTACTCAATACCTTTAAGTGATTCTGGTTTAATCTTTAGGTCGCCAGCAGTAAAGCTTGCGTCAGGTGTAAAGTTGCCGAACATTTCCATAATGTCAGTCATGCCAGCTTTGTTTATTTCTTCTAGGTCTTTGGCGAATAGTTGTACAGGTATAGTCTCGGTGCTTACGTTAGCCACCATTGAGAAGAATCCGTCTGTTAGTTGCTCGATAGCTGTTTCTAAGTGTCGGCGTTCAGCACCATCTCTAGTTGCTTCTTTCTGTGAGTACATGTCAATAGCGGCAGGTGTTTTACCTTGGCTTGGGTTAAGACTCTCTGCACCAGGGATAGAGGCGTTCTGGGTGCCGTAGAGGGAGAGTAAGGAACCTGTAAGATTGCTCATCGCACCCTGGTATGTAGAGAGTCCAGCAGTATTTGTAGGCATTGGCCTAATTGAGTTAGGGATAGTTTCCATTAGGATAGGGTTTGGCGAAGTTACGTCTAGTGTGTGCTTGAGTACACCGTTAGCGTTGGCAATAAGTCCAGGACTAAGGTTACGCTTTAGTGATGCAAAGTAGAAGTTAGTTAAACCATCTCTAGCGAACTGCAAAGGCATGGCACGTTGGAAGTCACCCAGTCCGTAGAATGAATCAAATAGTGGCTGTGAGTATTTAACGACAAATGGTATTCGGCCGTTCTTGTGTGGGTTTTTAAGCTTGCGTACTTGTATGTAGCCATCTTCAGGGGCAAAGGTACACCAGTGTCCATCAGGTCCAGATTCGTAGCGAGTCGCAAGGCAAATACCTTTTTTAGAGCCACCAGGTATTCGTTCGCGTTCTATAAGAGTGTCTAAGTTGCTGTCGTTACCAGACTGTTTAGCGTCAGCTTTTTCAATCAACTCGTCAAGAGCTTCTTTGTCCCAGCCATCATCTTCTTTGGCGTTGTCGCGGATGTTTTCTAGTTTCTTTTTAGACAGCCAAGTAAGTGCTGTAACGTATTCACAGTCTTCAATACTGACTTTACCAGATTGAGGGACTAGGTTACGGGGGTTCCAGAGCCAGCAGTCAGGACCAATATAGCCTGTGTTAGATACGTTCATGTCGTAAAACATTGGCATGTAGCCGTATACAGATGAGTAAAGTTGCCACATGTTAAGTTTTTCAAGGAATGGGCGTTGGGCGTTGGCGTTAGGATAAATCCACTTCTGTCTTAGTATGTCCATGAATGCAGCTTTACCCACGTCAGCTTTACCAGCAGATTCGGTGCTTCCATCAGGGGTCTTAGCGATAACTCGGTCAGCACGTTCTTTAGCAAGTGTCATAGCGTAGGAGTCGGTTATCTTAGAGCTGTCTACACTTCCTGATACGGAATCGTACACTAAGCCAAGTAGCATAGCTTCTAGTGGGTCAAAGCCCTGTATATAATTGCGGTGAGAATCCCAGTCTGTGGCATAGTCATCTTTGTACTCAAACACGTTATCAGTCGTTTTTTTGTCGCTTTGTTCTGTTTTTCCGTAGTTTTTGCTCATTTTTGGAGTTTTTCCTGTTTATTAGATATTTACCATATTAGTGTAACACTAAAGTAAACCATAACGATTTTCTGATTTTTTAATATATGGTTCTGGTATTTTCTCTTCTTTTATAATGCCGTGCTTTAGGTGCAAGAACAGATAACGAGCCGCGTCTGGTCCGTGGTCATTTTCTTTTATCGGCACGTCTGAGGCGTTACGCTCTGGTTTATCTTCAGGAAACCTGTAGGATTCAAGCTCAAATATAAACTTCTTGCAGTTGCTACCGATATAAAGGCTTGGCTTTGGCATACCTATAAGTTGCAGGCGGGGCTTTAGTTTTTCTGTTATAAGAGAGATACCGAGTTGGTAGCCTTTGACCTCGTTGGCTTTATTGACTCCAGCCATAGGAAAGTCTTTACCCATTACTTCTATAGCGTCACGATTGGCAGAGTCAGCTACTATTAGAACAACTCTTTTATCGCCTATGACGTTTTTAATTCTAGGCAATACAGCTTCAAGTGTTTCTTCTTTGCCGTAGACTTCATCTATCAAGTACCAAGTCTGGTCTTTGTCCACACCAAACAAAAGGAAAGCAGTTGTGTGCCAGCCAAAGTCAATCGCTCCGTAATAAGTTAAGTCCTCTGGTATGTCAGCAGGTTTCATTAGGTGGATGTCGCGGTCAAAGTCAGGATAGACAGCACCCTGCACCGCGCGGAACTCTAGCTCAACTTCCTGTAAGAACGTAGACAGCGTACCCCTCTTAGTGGCTTCTGCTCGCTCTTCTTCGATAAACTGCTTTTTAACGTAGGGGGAATCTCTCCAAGTTGCCTCTAAATAGAACCAGCGGTCATCTTCTTTGGCGTATTCAATTAAATCATAAAAGTGGTTGTAGCCTCTAGGTGTACCCATAAGGATAGCCCAGCCATCAGTAGTCGTAAAGAAGTGCTTATACACAGCGTCCCAGTTATTAGGGTCTTGGTCGGCGTACTCATCAAATATAATTCCGTTAGCTTTAAATCCACGGTGGGAGTCAGACTGGTCTGAACCTAGTAATTGTAGAGTGCTTCTAGGCTTGGTCTTGTCGTGGTTAATCATAATCTCCGTGCCGTCAGGGAGTTTCATCGGGGTATTCTCTAGGTAGTGGAACTCAATTAACAAGTCCTGCTCGTTCTTCTTAAAGATTAGCTCTTTAGGAATTAGCGGAATATACTGTCGCCAAACAACTTCGTGCGCCTGTTTATACGTCTTAAAGACGATAAAGTAACGCCCTTGGTCTTTTACGGCGCTAATCCAGCCATGGCTATTAGCAAAGAAAGTTTTTCCCGATTGCCGTCCAAAAAGTAAAACTCCACGTTTGTATTTACCAGACATAAAAGCCTGATGAGAAAGTGCCTGCTTTTTATGCGCAACGTATGACACGATTAGCTCTTAAATATGTTTGCTGAACCGAGTTGTTCTGTTAAGTCAGCAGACTCTTTTGAGCTTACTTCTATGACCTGTACCAGTTGG